GGCGCAGGCGGATCTATTACAAGTGTTAGCTTCGAAGGTACTGCACCTGACTCTATTAGACCGTACAACAATCTTCCATATACAACTAGCGGAGCAGGTATTGACGCAATTTTTGATGTAAGTGCCGAAGCAGGTGCATATCAAGTTGTAGTTACAGACGGAGGTCAAGACTTTTTACCTACAGACACTGTAACAATTTTAGGAACTGATTTAGGCGGAGCATCGCCACTTAATGACTTAACAATCACCATTGACAATGTTGACGGCACCGGTGCTATCAGCACAGTGTCTGTTAGTGGTATAGCTTTCAACGGCGGCGAAGAAACTTTTGTATTTGGTACTAATAGACTAGGTCAAGATGCAACATTTAATGTTGACATTGCAGCTGGCGCATATACAGTTACTATTGCTAATGGCGGCACACTATATGGCGCAGGACAAGAAATTGTTATTCCTGGAACATCGTTATTTGGCTCGTCGCCTGCTAATGATCTTACAGTTACAATTGATACAGTTGACGATATAACAACTGGCGAAATAACAGCAGTATCTGGTACAGGAACTGCATCAGCAGGATCAACAGGTGGCACAAATATAGAAGGTCAGAACGAAAATCCAACTGGCGCTAACGCATTCTTTGATGTTAATAAGAATTTTGATGTATATGATATTATTAGTGTTAATGATGGCGGAACAGGATACAAAGTTGGTAACAGAATTAATTTACCTGGAACATTATTTAGTGGCGTTAGTCCTTTAAATGATATTACGATAAGAGTGACAGCAATCGATTCTGGAACTGGAGAAATTCTAAACTTTATTAGTTCATACGAAGAAGCTGAATATGGTGTTAATCTTGATTTATATTCGACAGTAAGTATTTCAGAAGCAGTTACTAATCAAGTAAATAAAGGCGAAACGGCTGACTTTGAAGAGTTAGCAACACTAACAATTAATTTTCCTAACGCACACGGATTAGTTCCAGGATCGTCGTTTATTGTATCGACAACATCAGACGACGGAAGTAACAATCATGCGTTAGCAGCAGGATCATTTATTGCAACTGATATTCCGACAAAAAATAGTTTAAGATTCCAAGCTAGAGCAGCTGGTCCGATTGATACACTAGTAGATGACATACAAGGTGTTGTGTATCCAAGACCCGATAGCTTCTTTATTCACAGACCGTACGACGGTGGTGTACAGTTAGGTACAGGCGGCCCGCAACACGGTGCGCAAGCAATACGTCAAAGTAAAAAATATATTCGTTATCAGTCAGGTAAGGGTATTATGTATACAACTGGTGCACTATTTGCTCCTAGCTATGACTTACGTAGTGTAACAGCAGAAGATGTAGAAGTTGGTTCAGAAATTACAATAGTTACAGACGATAACGATCACGGTGTACAAGTTGGCGGGATAGTTAGACTACTAGGAATCGAAACACCAGGATATAACAGTGGACCAGAAACTGCTGTTCCGCCACAATTCGATTATGAAGTAATAGATATTATAGATGAAAGAACATTTAAAATCCGTGCGCAACGTAGATTAGGATCAACTACAGCAGTTCTAGGATTTGCCGCACAAATGAGTGTTGTTTCATGGCACGGTGCTACTGTACGTTCGGGTATCTTTGACGATCAAAACGGTATTTTCTGGGAATTTGATGGAACGCAAATTAGTGTTGTACAGCGTACAGGTACTAAACAGATTGCAGGCACAATAGAACTTACTGTAGACGATAACCAAGTTACTGGAATAAACACTCGTTTCTTAGATCAATTAAAAGCAGGCGACAGAATTATTGTAAAAGGTATGACACACGTTGTAAGTCATGTTAACAGTCAAACAGATATGACAGTTACTCCGGATTGGCGAGGCGTTGTAGGCATTACAGGCGCAAAAGCTAACTTGATTGTAGATAAGAAAGTTAAACAAACAGAATTTAATTTAGATAGTTTAAACGGAGCAGGCCCAAGTGGATATGATCTTGATGTTGCTAAAATGCAGATGATCGGTATTCAATACAGTTGGTATGGTGCTGGTTTCATTGACTTTATGCTACGTGGAGCAGATGGTAACTTTGTATATGCACATAGAATGCGTAACTCAAACGTAAACACAGAAGCGTTTATGCGTTCAGGTAACTTGCCTGTACGTTACGAAGTTACTAATGAAGGACCTCCGGGCAAACTTACAGAAGCAATGGATGCCTCTCAAACATATATGGAATTAGAAGATACTAGCTTCTTCCCAACAAGCGGATATGTTTATATCGATAACGAAGTTATTCAATTTACTGGCAAAGACGACTCGAGAAATAGATTAACAAATCTAACACGAGGAGCAACTTTCCAAAACTTCCAAGCAGGAGCCGATAGAAATTATACAGCAGGCCCAGCAGCTTCGCACAATAACAGAACTGGTGTTATTTTGATTAGTAGTACTATTACGCCGTTAATTAGTCACTGGGGTTCGGCATTTATTACAGACGGATTGTTCGATGATGATAGAGGATATATTTTCTCATATACAGAATCTGGGTTAACTGTTACAACAACTAGACAAACAGCATTTATGATTAGACTTGCTCCAAGTGTTTCAAATGCACTTGTAGGAGACTTAGGAGAACGTGAACTACTAAACCGTGCGCAGCTATTACTGCAAGGTATTGAGATTACATCAGACGGTGACGACGGTTCCGGCAACTTGATTCAAGGTGGTATTGTTGTCGAAGGAATTCTAAATCCTCAGAACTATCCGGTTGATCCTAGTAGTGTTGGTTGGCAGGAACTAAGTGGTCTTGCACAAGGTGGACAGCCTAGCTTTGCACAGATTGCGTCAGGCGGTGCGATTGACTGGACTACAGATGACACTGCAACTACATCTACAGCAACGGCTCAAGCAAATATGAATGCAACAGTTGGTATTAGATATAGTCGATCAAACAGAAACTTTATGTATCCTAGAAGAGATCAATGGGAAGCATCAAACGCAAGAGTCGGCGACTTCGTAACAGCTTCGTCAGGCGGCGCTACGTTCAGCGGTGGAAGAAGAATTACAGAAGTTAGAGGACCTTACAGCAGCGGAGATAACGCTTATTACTTTGTTAGAGTAGACGGTAATTATAGTGGCACTACAAGTGGTAACATTACTGTACAGAGAAGAGCTACATTTGATAATCGTAACTTTGCTTACATTTCGGTTGCAAGCCTAAACGCATCGGGTGCAAAAGTTGGCACATCGGTAACAAGTGGCGGCAGTGTTGGGTTCCCAGCTGGAACACAGGTGTCAAATGTTGAAGAAGAATCATTCGGTGACACAACCTACTTTGTTGTATCTTTTAACAACTCGTTCTCAGGATCACTAGTGCAAGGTAGCGGAACTATCGAATTTGAATTTAGACAGCCGCCATTTGGCCAACCGGGTGAAACTGTATTCTCGTTCATTGCTGTGCCCGGAGAACGTTCTGAGCTAGATTTGTCAGCACTGAAAGAACTTACAAATACACCGTTAGGTGGCAGAGGAACATATCCAAATGGACCTGATGTACTAGCACTTAATGTGTATAAGGTGTCTGGCGCTGATACAGATGCTAATATTGTTCTAAAATGGGGTGAAGCGCAAGCCTAACTTTGCGCTTCTATCCAATCAGCAAAAGCTACAAGGTTATCAAATACCCTTGTAGCTTTTTTAATTTTTTTGTAAGTAAATCTTTTATTAATTAATTCTTCTGTCTCAGCACCATGTCCGGTGCGAACTAATATAGGCCTTGCTCCGACTTTCATCGCTGCTTTAAGATCGCTAATTTTATCTCCCACATAAAATCCTTTTGAAAATTTAATTTTTTTATGAGAGTTTTCTTTTTCACAGCGTTTAAACATGCCAATGTTTGGTTTAGCATATTCATCTTCTTTTAAGTTTGTTGTAGAATAATATATTGCATCAATGCTAGGACACCCAGCTTCGCCTAATAATTCTAATAAGTAATCGTGTACAATGTCAACATCATCGGATGTATACAATTGTTTCATAATTCCGGCTTGATTAGTTATAATTGCTATTCCATGACCCAATTTTCTCAGTCTAGTAATGGCATCTAAGCTTCCGTCAATCGGTTCGAATTGACTTTTCTTCCAAGTGTATGTACCGTTGTCAACGTTGATTACGCCGTCACGATCTAAACCAATTACACACTTTGGCGGAACATATTTTGGATCCTGCATATGAGCATAATCACCATTATGACCTCCCCAATATATATCAACCATCTTTTTTAGCTTCTGTTTGTTGGCTATTGCCAGGCGCAATTCTATAATTATCTTCGACGCTATCAGCCGTACTTACTTCTGTAATACTAGAATTGTCTTCTATTGCAATTAATTGATGCGGCAATAATGGGGGATTCCTCCAAGTATCGCCTTCTTTTAATTCTGCTTCATGTAATGTAGCAGTAGCAGTATCGATGTATCTTAGTTTAAATTTTCCTGAATTTACAAACCAAGATTCGTCTTTTTCTTTATGAAAATGCATGCTAAACATATTACCTGCTTTTTCAAACACCATAATTTTACCACAATACTTTTCATTAGTAGCCCAAATTAATTCATAACCCCAGCCTTTTTTAACAAAGCCATCTAGTCTAGTTGGTTGTTTATTTTGTTCCATTGATATAATCCTCTATTGATGTCCAAGACATGTCTACTACTGAATTTAGTTTATCTAAGTTAGCACAAGTATATTCTTGATACTGACCTTTTAGGTTATCTGGCATAGAAATGTATTCTATATCAGCATTATATTTTTTAGCAATTGCACGACCAACAGTATCAAAGCTTGTAGCTGTACCTGTTCCTGCATTAAAAATTCCACTTTGTTCTACGTTAAACATTTTTTCATGTAGCAAGCATAAATCTTCAACACAAACAAAATCTCTACTATACTGATCAGAATCTTTAAATAGCTTTATAACCCCATTTTCTTTAGCTTGTTTTATAAATTTAGTATACGGACTAGCCATATCGCCCTTTTGTTCTTCTCCGTTTGTTCCGTATACGTTAAAGTATCTAAATCCTTGTATTGTAATTTCAAATTCGTCTTGGAATTGTCCTAAAAATCTATCAAACAAATATTTTGACCATGCATATGGACTTTGAGGTAAAAGTTTACCGTCTTCTGTAAAGTGTGTTGTAGGACCGTATACACTTGCGCTAGAAGCATATTGTAAGTTAGTTCCAAAGTTTTCACAAACTTGCGCAAGTCGCACACTGAACTCAAAGTTTTGTTCTAGTATTTGATCTACATTGTCGTATGTAGTTGATGATATAGCACCAGTGTGTATACACCAGTCATAGTCTTCTGTACTAGGTATAATACCAGGAGCCCATTCCCATCCTTCTACTTCGTGTCCTTGCGATTGCAAATATAATGCAATGTTTGAACCAATAAATCCTTTATGTCCTGTAACTAATATTTTCATTTGCTTGCCTCTATAATGCTTGTTGTTGAATAACCGTCTACTGTAGATACAATATGTACATCAGTTAAATCATGTCCAACAACTTGTTCTACTGTGTAATCACCGCCTTTTACAATTAGATGCGGCTTTAATTCTTTAATTAATTCGTACGGAGTATCTTCGTCAAATACAACTACTTGATCTACCCATGGTAATATTTCTAACTGACTAATACGTTTCATTTGATTGTTAACAGGCCGTGTTTCGCCTTTGAGACGTTTAACACTTGCATCGCTGTTAATGCCTACAATTAGTTTTTCACCAAGTGTTTTTGCTTCTGCTAAGAGCTCAAAATGACCCTTGTGCAGTATATCAAACACTCCGTTAGTAAACACTATGCGATCTTCTAAATCGCTTACAGCAAGCTTATATGTGCCCACATGCGTAACAGCTTTAGTAGAGCCCTTTACTGCTAATTGTAAACATTTTTTATAATCATACTCTTTTGTAAGTCCGTATACAAATGCTGCTAGGAAACAATCGCCTGCTCCTGTAACATCTGACACTTCTACAGAGTCAACTGGTATGTCATATACTATGTTGTCTATATTAGCAACTACATTATTGCCGGCATTAGTTGTAATAATATTACCTTGCCAGTTAGTAAATCCAAAATCGCCAAACTCTTTGTAGTTAGGTTTTACAAGCCATGCACCTTTATATTGCGTAGAATGTTCTTTTGGATCTACAATTACCTTACAGCCAAATGTGTTTAGATATTCGATAATTTTTAAAGATTCGTCTAGTGTGCCTTTGTTGTAGTCACTTAGGATAACATACTCGTAATCACTAAAATCTCGTGATAAAATATAATCAAGGTATTGATTGCTGTCTGCATGATAATCGTCGTCGATGCGTGTGACATAATGTCCGTCGCAAATTACTCTAGTTTTAACACTTGCTTTGTCAAAGATATCAACTAACTCAACATCAACTCCTAAACTTTTAAGATTCTCATATACAAGTCCTGCACCACCGAGTGTTTCGACTTCGCGCTTGTATGTAATTACAGGAACAGGCGCCTCAGGACTTATCCGAGTGCTTGTACCGTAAATATATTTGTCGATAATTATGTCGCCAAGAACTAATACTTTCATGTTTATATTATACTTTCTTTTGTATTATTTGTCAAGGAGATTTATTGTTTGAAATACAGTTTCTAATTTGCGTAAATTAATTTTGCTTTGTAGAGTATTTCGTAAACCGTGATGTAAAGGCTTCGGCCATTTGGTAAATGAACACCAAGCATATCCGTCATGTTCTTTATTTAGATTAGGTATAAATTCATTATCTACAATACATAAGTATGTATGAAAAAAGAATTGCTCATCAGAACTAATAAAGCTTTCTAACGGTAGTGTTTTTTTAATATCTGGTAAAAATCCTATTTCTTCTTCGATCTCTCTTTTTAACCCCTCAAATGGAGTCTCGGCTCCTTCGTTAGTTCCGCCTACTAACCCCCACATATTTTTACGCTTGCCCTGGGTTCGATGCAAGAATAAAAATCTGTTAGTATCTAAGGTATAAAAGAGTGTGCCACTACAAACTATTTTACTATTCATACAAGTAATTAGCCGTCGAGTTCAATTCTCCAGGTGCCAACTGGATAATCGCCATCTATAGATTTTAACCATTCTCCGTTACTAAATCTATATTGTATGCTGGTATTTAAGTTTGTTGTATAAATTATCTCTGTTGCTTCGGATGAATCAAATACAATATTCCAGCGTGTTCCGTCCCATTCTATTATATCATTTGCTTTAGCAACAAGTTTTGTGTTATCATTATTTTGCCATGCAACTGCACTCACAGTTGCTTCGTCTGAACCAATATCTTCTAAGATTAATAAACGTAGTCCTGGATTAAGAAGCGATAGTGGGTTAAAAGTTGTAGGATCAATAATGTAGTCTATACTAGTTCTTCCTTCTATAATGCTGTCACTAGGAAAAGTATCAGTATCAAAATTTATTTCTAATTTTCCGCTGTCAAACGGATTAAGTGTAAATGTTCCTGTAATAGTATTATCATTATCGATACTAGTTAAGAATATTCTAGATACATCTGCAGAGTATGTTCCTGGTAAAGCTTCGAATATTTCTTGCCAATTTATATTACCAACAGTACCTTTGCCAATTAATTGAGCAGAACCTGTATCTAAATATACACCATAAGTATTATAATTTACGTTTGCCATCTCGTTGGCAATTTCTGTTTGAGCCTTAGACCCAAACGAATTAACATTTGCACCAGGTTTTGCAAAGTCGTCGTACTGATTAATTTCTGGAGCACTTACTCCTTCTTCTATAGTACCTCTAGACTCGTCAAACATTGATGTAATTACATTTGTAATTACTCCCATCTTTTTTACTTTAGTTGGAGGAGAGATATAAATTGGAATTGTGAATCCTAAGGTTGCTACATCGATTTCAGAGTCGACTCCAACAGGAACACTTCTATTAGACCAAGTAACACTTTCTAAGTTTACAACAGTAATACTAGTCCAATCGATAAAATTATCGGTAGTTTGCATTTCAAGACTAGGATTAAATAATACAAGTATTTGCTCAAGTAATTGTAATTTTTGATCAGTATTACTTGCCCAAATATCTGCATTAACTCTCATCATATACGGAGTTGGTATTAGGCGTTCTACTGTATAATTTTTGCCTTGATAATTTAGATATTCACCAGCTTCTTCGTCATATGCACGTTCTCTAATATTAGTCTTACGTGTATAAGTTGCATCTGTTAGTCTATCTCTGTCAAGTTCTAAGCCAGTTATATAAACACTGATTCTAGGAGCACTAGGCAATTTGTTTTCCGAGTTTTCTCTAATAATGTTTGCAACTTGTCTAGTCAAGTCTCCGTACATTACCGGAACTTCTTTGGTATTTCCTTTACCGTCTTTAACAGGAAAGTTACTTAAGATACGCATCATCTGCGTAGTATATCTTCTTATTTGTCCGTCGTAAAAATGTAACATTATTCGTTATCCGCTCTTGGTCGTAAAGCTTTACTTAAACTTTGACGTTCTGTAACTTCTTCGCCACCGATATTACCTGTTTTAGTATTATTAATAAATGACGTTTTCTGCGTTTGGCGCTCTAGTGTATTACTTAATGTCATTCTTATGTCGTCGTTGACTTTAACCCAACGCTGGCCGTCATACCTAAACATTCTGTTTGGTAAAAAATCTGTGCGTAGGAAATAATCACCTTCTACATTGTTTCGAGGAAACGCTATACCAAAGCCAAACGGTACGCCGTTTGGCGTAGCATCCCCAGTACCAACTAAGTAACCGGTATATCCTTCACGTTCTGGTCTGTTTGTTATTTCGTCTGCTGTTACGCTAAATCCGCTTGCATCTAAATCGTCATTGTCTGCTGTTCTTAAATCTACAGTTCCGTCATCGTTAGTTGATACAGTATAGTAATGACTTATATCATATCCGCTTTTTGGAGCATCTGCTTCTGCTTGTGCAACAACAGCATTTGATATTTGCATTTCCTTTTCGTAAGAACTTAAAATATCTCTTAGTGTTGTATCAGTATCTTCCCCTGCAGGTAAATCTAATATTTCTGCATATTCTTGACCGTCATAAATTTGCTTTAATTTTAGTCTATAAAGATGTGGATACCATGTAGGTGAAAATCCTTCTGCTGCACGATTAATGTCTTCTATTACATAAAATCTTTTTAGTGCTACTTCGGCTTCATTTAACGCATACTCGTCTTTCAAGTGAGGCAATTCTAATACATCACCTGCCATAGGCTTGCGTCCAAGTGTCTTCACTATACTATTCATATGTACTGTAAGAAACAAAGTATCGTTACTTAAAAATAATCCAAATTGACTGAGATCAAAATCTATATCTTGTACATTATAAATTCCTCGTGTAGTATAAACATCTGGATCATACTTGCGATCTCTATTTTCTAAGAATAATAAATCTTGAATGTTTGTTTCACTTACTGCATCGTATGTAGGCTGGTCAGCAGTTCCTTCTCCTTCTTCAGGATTAAGAGCACCTAAATATTTGTGAATATTAATGTCGGTCCCGCCAATAGTAAACATTTCGTAGACTTGTTTGTCTATGAATTGATAGTCATTGCCGCGTTCTGGTTTATATAATGATAGTCTTGGCATATACATATTTATCGTAAGCGATAAATACTAGTGGAGAATACATATGGCAAATTTAGCAACGCAAAAGCAAGAAATATTTGATTACGTACATGCAATGCTCGGTGGCGGCATGGTCGACGTAGAACTCGACCCTGTACATTACGAAACAGCATTAACAAAGGCGTTGACTCGCTTTAGACAGAGAAGCGATAACTCAGTAGAAGAGAGCTATCTGTTTATGCCTACTGTAATAGATCAAAATGAATACACGTTGCCAAATGAAGTTATTGAAGTACGCAAATTATTCCGCAGAAGTATAGGGTCACGCACCGGCGGTGGAGATGGCGGAAGTTTGTTTGAACCGTTTAACCTAGCATATACAAATACATATTTGTTATCTAGTAGTAAAATGGGCGGACTAGCAACATATGATTTATTTTCACAACACCAAGAACTAGTAGGTAGAATGTTTGGATCGTTTATTGAATTTAGTTGGAATACTACGACTAAAAAATTAACATTGTTACAACGTCCTAGGGCACAAGAAGAGTTGTTACTATATGTGTATAACTATCGTCCAGACAGCCAATTGTTAAGTGACTATCTAGCTGTACAATGGATCAAAGATTATACTGTAGCTACATGTAAGTATATGCTAGGCGAAGCACGTTCAAAGTTTGCTACTATTGCTGGCCCACAAGGCGGAAGCACACTAAATGGCGACACATTGAAAGCTGAAGCACAGAGTGAAATGGAAAAGTTAGAAGAAGAAGTCAAGACACAAATTCCAGGCGGAGTTGGTTACGGTTTTACTATTGGCTAAAAAGCACCTGAGTTTACGCTAACATTTTCATATGCTGTAAATACAATATAACAAAGGAGTTACTATTGTGTGCAGTCCATTTGTGCGTAAAGAAGCCAACCGCTTTTACTGGATAGTAAAAGGTTCATTAATCCCCCGTTCATGGTCAGACAAAGATGTAGAAGGCATATACGATAGTTATATGAAACGCATCTGGGGCAATCACGAAAATTGTGTTCACGAAAGTGGATTTTCTACTGCTTGGGCACTAAGAGAAGCAGAAATTACAAACGAAGACATTGACAAAGTTGCTGTTTTAGGATACGATTAAGGTTGACAACGCAAACTAAGATGCTATAATATATGTATTCTTAGAGGAGTTTGTATGTTACCTAAATTGCTAGTTGTTGGACACGGCCGCCATGGCAAAGATACTGTTTGCGAAATGTTACAACAGTATGGATATTCATTTCAGTCAAGTTCTAAATTTTGTAGTGAGCTTTTTATATTTGATGAACTAAAAGACAAGTATGGTTATGCAGACGAAGAAGAGTGTTATGCAGATCGTCACAATCATCGCACACTATGGTACAACATGATTCATGATTACTGCAAAGACGATCTTGCACGATTAGGACGTAATTTGTTTGCACAAAATAATATCTACTGCGGACTACGTAACAAACGTGAATTCTTTGCAATGCAGAATGAAGAAATTTTTAATTATGCTATTTGGGTCGATCGTTCAGATCATTTACCTACTGAAGATCCTAGCTCGATGAGCATTGAACAATGGATGTGTAATTATACCATTGACAATAATGGCAGTTTAGAACGACTAGAAAAAAATGTAGCAATGTTGATGCGTACTATTTTTAAAAATCTGGAGTTAAGTCTCCCTGCCTCCACTTCACACCACTTTTCTGAATTATTCGTTGACAGTTAGCACATATAGTTTTTAAATTTGTTGGACGACAGTTGTTTAAATCTCCATCAATATGAAATACATTGAACTGCTCAGAATGCTTACTAGTATAACTACACTTTTCGCATGTGTCTTTTTTTTGATATCCTGCTTGTTTCCATTTAGGAATACCATGACCTACTCCGTTGCGTAAACAGGTTTCGCAGAGCTTACGGTAGTAAGTTCTGTTTCCTTTTTTGTAGTTTATAGCAGCAGGACGCTGCCCGCATTTGCATAAAGGTCTCATACTGTATTTACCTCACCTTTTCGATGCCTTTTTTGGGCGGTTATTATAGGGGTTTTATTAAATTTATCATAAATACAAGTAGAACAACACATATCCAACAGGAGAAATAATATGGCATTAGTATCACCAGGCGTAGAAGTCAATGTAATTGATGAAAGCTTCTACACCCCGGCGGCAGCTGGAACGGTACCTATGATTTTTGTTACGTCTGCAGAAAATAAGACTTCAAGCAGTGGCGCAGGAATTGCAGCAGGTACAACAAAAGCAAACGCTGGTAGACCTTATTTAATCACCAGTCAACGAGAGCTTGGTGAAACATTTGGCGATCCATTGTTCTACAGTGACAACAATGGTAACATGATTCACGGAGGTGAATTAAATGAATATGGATTGCAAACAGCTTATTCGCTATTAGGCGTAACTAATCGTGCGTATGTAGTTAGAGCAGACATAGATCTAAGTAAATTAGAAGCAAGTGCAACTGCACCAGGCGGCGAGCCAGCAGACGGTGCATGGTGGTTTGATACACAAATTACTAGCTTTGGTATTTTAGAATGGAACAGTGCTCCAGTTACAACTCGCGGAGGGCAAAGCTTTAATACAGTTCCGAGAACAGTAATATTAGAACCACAAGACCTTTCAACACCAGCAGACACATCAAGTGCTCCGAAGACATCAATTGGTGCAGTTGGCGATTATGCAGTAGTTGCGGCTAGCACATCAAATCATGTTTGGTATAAGACACCTGGCACAAACGTTGGCGCAGGCGACCCAGGAAGTTGGGTCAAAGTAGGTTCACCGGCATGGAAAGCAAGCTGGCCAGTAGTACGTGGCACAGCATCAAATCCAACGCTAACTAATGGTGACGAATTAATTATTAACGGTGATACTGTTACCTTAGCCGGAACTTCATTAGAAGATCTAGCTTCAGATATCAACGGCGCAGGTATTACAGGCGTATATGCAGCAGTTGTTGACAGCTCATTAGAAATTTATTCAACAGGCGTTGATGTAGTTCTAAATAGAGGTTCTGGAACATTACTACAAGATACTGATGTAAGTTCAGATAACGGTGCATTAGGCATTGTTGAAGGAACATTTAGTGCTCCGAGAGTTGCTATTGCTCCTCATACACAAGTACCAGAGTTTAAATCAGCAGATACAAACCCAGCACCAACTGGATCTATTTGGATTAAGACCACGTTACCAAACGGTGGTGCTGATTTCCGTGTAAAGCAATATAACGGCGATACACAACTATGGGACAACATTGATGCTCCAGTTTATGCAACATCAGAAGCAGCGTTAGTTGGTCTAGACAGTACTGGCGGCGGCGCAAATTTAATGGTAAATGACTTATTTGTAAAAGCAAATATTAACGAAGTTAATCCAGCTATGGCAAACTTTACAATTTACCGCCGCAGAGCAGAAGGCGCTACCCAAGCAGTTAGTGCA